TACAAAAACTGTTTAATAACATTCCCTGCTGGTCCAAATTCTTCTCTATATGCTCATGGTGTTACAAAAGTTACATCTGGCGAGAGATATACAATGGTGCTTAGATTCGTAGAATGATTGTAGAGTTTATACATAAACCATTACGCCCCGATATACATACTCCGCATTATGTTCTACTCCATTCAGATATGAATGAACTTAAAGAGCAGATGAATATATCTAAGGCTATTGTAGGTGATTGCACATTTATACATAGAACTCAACTTGATGGTAATGTTCTATATGATATTGTAGATGTCCCAGAAACAAATGCTGACGCATGGGAAGAGTTTGTATTAGCTAGATTACAAGAAGCGTCTGCTAATGGTGTCTCTAAATTCAGAGAATGGTATTTTAACTATTTAAAAGAGAATTATATAACGACATGGAAAATAAAGGAAATGAAATGACTGAAGAACTAAAACCGATGACATTCGCAGATAAGTGGCACGCAGAGAAACTTCTTAAGAAGTCAAAGAAGAAGGCACGAAAGCAACTCCAAGCCAAGGGATTCAGTAAGGGAGAAGCCACTAAGCTGGTGAAACAGTCAGTGAACCGAATCGCAGCCCGACCAACAAGTCGAGGAGCCTCTCGAGGAGGCTAATACCTTAGTTTTCCAAATAATAACCCCACCGAGTGTGGGGTTTTCTTCATTTAGTTGTTGACTTCTTGCAGGGTTACTGTATAATAGAGTCATCTGATAAGGAAGAACGAATGAAATACGTACTGATTACAAAGACTGGTCGAGTGATGTGTTTCTACGTTAAGGCTGTTGCCGAGTTATATCTCTCCATCAATGGTGGAGTCATCTGTTGTGAACAAATCGAGGAGTTGGTATGAAATATCGTGTGATTGTTAATGGTGTGTCGTTCTATTCAACTGCTACTGCCATCAAACGTGGCGTGGGTGATTCTATCGCAGTGAATGCAGCTGTTCGTCTCTGTGCTGAAGAAATGGGTAACAGCCTTGGACTTGGCAGAACTTTTGTCTTCTACGACAACAAAATGAACAAGTCGAGTTTCGACGTACAAATTTCAAAGGTAACAAAATGATCCGTTGGATTGAAAATGTAAGCAAGGACGCTGTGCGTAATGGTCACCACTTTGATGCTGGTCCAAACGCCATGCTGATCCAAATTGGAGACCCTGCATCTACGTTCCCTACACCGAAGTTCGACTTCAAAGTGGTGTCCCGACACTTCGAGTTCCTCGACGCTGAGAACGATGGTAGTTTCCCAGAGGAATGTCTCATCAGTGATCAAGATGCTCAAGAGTTGGTCGATCTGCTCCAATACGCCATGGACAATTCAATGAATGTAGTTGTCCACTGCCATGCTGGAATCTGTCGAAGTGGTGCTGTGACTGAAGTTGCTACAATGATGGGCTTTACTGCCACTGAACGTCTGCGAATCCCGAACATGCTTGTCAAGCACAAGATGATGAAGGTTCTCGGATTGACTTACGACTCCGATGAGCCATCCCAAGTGGTGAACGGTGTCGTAACCACTGGTGGAATTATTATGCCTGTGGGAGACTGGGAATAACCCTACTATCATCATGGGATCAGTTTGCTTGGTTGTCTTTCTCTAAGAACTGTGGTATAATAAAGTTACTGATTAGGAGAGAAGGTTATGAGAAAAGGCGAAATGCTCGACAAAATGCTTAACATCGCTGTTAATGCTCACCATGGTCAATTCGATAAGGGTGGAAATCCCTACATTCTCCATCCTCTGAAAGTGATGCACTACCTGAAGTCTGACGACGAAGAACTGATGTGTATGGCTCTTGGCCATGACGTGATTGAAGACACTGACGTGACTTACCAAGATCTACGTGACGCTGGCATCTCTGAGCGAGTTATCAAAGGTCTGCAGTGCTTGACAAAGCAACGTGGCCAGACTTACCAAGAGTACAAGGCTGCTGTGTTCTCCAGCGAAGACGCCATGCGTGTTAAGATGGCTGACTTGCGACACAATACCGATATCCGTCGGTTGAGGGGTGTGACTGAGAAAGACATTGCTCGCATTGCCAAGTATCAGATGTTCTACACTGAGATCAAAGATCGCTTGACTTGCAAGTGAGTTTGGAATAAGATATATAAACAAAGAGTCTGGTAGTCAGACTCTACAATGAATTCTTAGGAGCTAAGAAAATGAAATCAGGAATCTTCATCGGACGTTTTCAACCCGTTCACCAAGGACATATCCACGCACTGGGTATTGCTGCCTCCCAAGTAGAGAAACTCTACATCCTCGTTGGTTCTGCGAATCAATGCAGGTCTATCAAAAACCCTTGGACATACCAAGAGCGTGTACAGATGTTGCGTACTAAATTGCGTAATGCTAACATCTCCAACTACGAAATTCTCCCACTAAACGACTATCGATACTCCAACTCTCAGTGGATGTCTGATGTACGTGCCACTGTTGAGCACTATCAGATGGGTGTTCCAACTCTGTTCGGACATATGAAAGAAGGTAACAACTATCTGACATGGTTCCCAGACTGGCCATTCAAAAGTATTGAGGCACAGTACAGTACTAATGCCACTGCTGTTCGTCAACGTATGTTTGATCTTAACGATCTAGATATGCCTGAGACTGTTCGTGATGACTACAAATTCTATCAGAAAGAGAAAGTTACGTTCGGTAACTATCCGTTCCCAGAGACACTGAACTTCAACTGCTCTGATGCGATTCTGGAATGCCAAGGACATGTGTTGCTTATTCAACGTAAGTTCGCTCCAGGTCGTGGCGCATGGGCTCTCCCTGGAGGTTTCCGTAATCAACGTGAGACATTCCTCGATTGTGCCATTCGTGAATTGATCGAAGAAACCAATGTTAGAGTTCCAGAGAAAGTTCTCCGTGGCTCTATCGTGAAGACTGAATTGTTCGACGATCCAAGTCGTTCGTTCGGTATTCCCCGAAACACTATGGCTGTGTACATGAGAATCAACCCAAATCCTGATTTCTCGTTGCCACGTGCCAATGGTGCAGACGATGCTGCTTTGTGCAAGTGGGTGCCACTCACTGATGCACTGAATACAATTCAGATGTATGATGACCACAAAGACATCTTGTCGAAAGTAACTGGTGTTAATTCAATGCCAGCATTTTTAAAACTGTAAAACGATTAGGAGCTAATCATGAAACTCGCAAAAAACCTTATCCTGAACACTGACTCGTACAAGACAAGCATGTTCAAACAATATCCTGCTGGTACAACTGGCGTTTATTCTTACATCGAATCTCGTGGTGGTCAATACGATCGCACACTGATGTTCGGTCTCCAAGCATTCATTAAGGAGTATTTACTTGACCCAATTACCCAAGCAGACATTGATGTTGCAGGTGAGATTCTTGAAGCCCACGGCGAACCATTTAATCGTGAGGGGTGGCAATACATCCTTGATAACCATGGGGGATTCCTTCCTCTCGTCATTCGTGCTGTACCTGAAGGCACTGTGGTCCCTGTCAGTTCTGTTTTGGCGACAGTCGAAAACACTGACCCGAAATGTTTCTGGTTGACAACTTATCTGGAAACTGCATTGCTCCGTGCCGTATGGTATGGTACAACTGTGGCAACTCAATCTTACTCAATCAAGCAAGTGATTGCTGAATATTTGGAGAAAACTGGTGACCCTGCTGCTATTGATTTTAAGTTGCACGATTTTGGTGCTCGTGGTGTCTCTTCAATGGAGTCTGCAGGCATCGGTGGGGCGGCTCACTTGGTTAACTTTATGGGCACCGACACTATTACTGGTGTACTGTTCGCTCGTGAATATTACAATGCTGGCATCGCTGGCTTTTCAATTCCAGCTACCGAGCACAGTACTATCACTTCTTGGGGTCGTGACGGTGAAGTAGATGCATACCGTAACATGCTGAAGCAATTCGGTCGTGAAGGTTCTATCCTTGCTGTTGTGTCTGACAGTTATGACATCTACAATGCTGCAGCAAAACTCTGGGGTGAAGAACTGCGTGACGAAGTTATTGCTTCTGGTGCCACTGTCGTGATTCGTCCAGACTCTGGTGACCCTGTTGCTGTTAACCGTAAGCTGATTGAAATTTTAGGAGCAAAATTTGGATACACCACAAACGCCAAGGGTTTCAAAGTCCTTAACAATGTCCGACTTATCCAAGGGGATGGGGTCAATGAATTGTCCATCCGTTCTATCCTTGGTGCATTCATGGCAATGGGATGGTCAGCTGACAACATTGCCTTCGGTATGGGCGGTGCTCTGCTCCAAATCGTCAACCGAGACACACAACGATTCGCTATGAAGTGTTCGTCTATCGAAATTAATGGTGTGTGGCAAGACGTTGTAAAAGACCCTGTGACTGACTCTGGAAAGCGTAGCAAAGGTGGTCGTGTTAAACTCTGGACCAACTCAGGAGGCGAGTTCGCTTCTAGCGTGGCTGCTCCAACTGGTTGGTCAGACAAGGGTGTAGGAGGCTGGACAGAGGCTATGAAGACCGTCTACATGAACGGTGCATTGTTCAACGAAATTGACTTTGCAACGGTTCGAGCCAACGCTAAAAAGTAATCCTTTGGTTTACTTCTAATAACCCCACTTCGTGTGGGGTTATTTCATTTAGTTGTTGACACTTTTGCAGATCCACTGTATAATAACTACAGTTGATTAGGAAAGAAAAGACCCAAATGTATACGTTCCACCCTCTCGCAAGCATTCCAGTTGATCACACAGGCTTTGGTATTGTAGTTACTTTCTGCATAATTGCCCTGATCATGTGCTTGTTCGTTGAGCGTGAATCGTTTTTTGTTTACTTCTTTTTTGCTATGGTCGTTGCAGGCTTTGCCTACGGTGTGAGTTATCACTGGACTAACCAAGACGCCAAAACTTTCGTTAACCAGAAGGTCATAGCTGAGTTCCAAGGATATCAACCCGAAGGCTACAACGAGTCACGCACATCGGGTAAGAGCACACGACGAGTTGATGTTCACAACATATACGTGGTCTACAAAGTAAACGGCAACCCAGTGATCCTCCCTGCTCAGACTGGTCAAGAGTATCCAAAATCTGCTGTGTTGTATAAGAACTAAGGAGTTATCATGAGCGAAGGTTATAATACCCCTGAAGAAGCAATCAAAGCTGGCATCGAAGCTGGTGGTGATGATGATTTTAGTGGAATGAATTGTAACGACTATATTGAAGACGATGAGCCACAATGTCTTGGTTGGGATGGAGTGGATCGTCGCTGTGACTGTGGTAATCGTCGTGTTAGCTGGGAGACTGGCCAATACTCAAATGGTAAATTCTACGCATATGGCGTGGCTTATTAAGGAAATTGAAAATGCGTAAACTTGCTACTATTCGTCGTATTGATGAACTGAACCCCATCGAAGGTGCAGACAAAATTGAAGTTGCTGTCATCGGTGGTTGGAAGGTTGTGGCTCAGAAGGGTCTCTACAATGTAGGTGACTTTGCTGTTTACTTCGAGATCGACTCTTGGATCCCGACTGAACTTGCTCCATTCCTGTCTAAAGGTAAAGAGCCACGTGAGTTCGAAGGTGTCAAGGGTGAACGTCTGCGCACTATTAAACTGCGTGGACAATTGTCTCAAGGGCTGCTGATGCCATTGAAAGAGATCGGTGAAGTGCTTGGACTACAAGTCTACGGTGAGATCTACCAAGAGATCGAAGATGGCTACGACATGACTGAGGTGCTTGGCATCAAGAAGTGGGAAAAGCCAATGAACGCCCAACTTGCTGGTGTGTGTAAAGGTAACTTTCCATCTCTGATTCCAAAGACTGATCAAGAGCGTTGCCAGAACCTGAAGAAAGAAATCGTTGCTGCCAACGAATCTGGTCTGAAGTTTGAAGTGACTGAGAAGCTGGAAGGCTCTTCAATGACTGTGTACCAGATCCATGGTGAGTTCGGTGTCTGCTCTCGTAACATGGATCTGAAAGAGACAGAAGGTAATTCTTTCTGGGCTACTGCACGCAAGGATGGTATCCAAGAGAAGATGATGGCTGTTGATGAGTTCTGGGACTTTGCTATCCAAGGCGAATTGATTGGTCCAGGGATTCAAGGTAACATCTATGGTTTGAAAGAGCCAGAGTTCCGTGTGTTTGATGTGTACAACATCCAAGCTGGTGAATACTTGAACCCACAGGATCGTCGTCGTCTGATTGAACAGATGGGTCTGAAGCACGCACCTGTTCTTGCTCACACTGCTGACATGTACGATACCCTTGGACTGACTGACATTCCACAGCTGCTTGCATTCGCTGATGGTAAGTCTGATCTTGCAGATGTTGAGCGTGAAGGCGTTGTATTCAAGCAAGTCGATGGTGGGATGTCTTTCAAAGCCATCTCTAATAAATATTTGCTCGGAGAAAACTGATGAATACTATTCACTTTCATCGTGATGATCTGGAGGCAATTCTGGAATTCTTCAACAAGTATCGTGACGTTGAGTTCGTCACAGTCACTGCCGATAGTTCATCTGGTATTGGTACGCTACTAAGCGCATCGGTGAAGACACCGATCAATGGCGACTTTGTAACTATCACCAAAGACATCGTTGATGAGTCATCTTGGTAGTTGTCTTGCAGTGAATCATGTAGTATAATTTTGGTATTGTTTAAGGAATTTGAATGTCTCACTTTATTCGTAATGGTAATATCTACTCTGTCATGTCAGAGGAAGCAATGGATCTGCAACCTACGTTGCCTGTCGGTAATTACACTGTCAAGCGTAACGAGATGACTGGTCAATACTTCTTGGAAATGGTGGACTCGTTCCCCCAAGTTCCAAAGTTGTACGGTGATACAACTCGACATGCAGATCGTATTTTGAATACATTCTTTGATCGTCCTAACTCTACTGGCATTATGCTGAATGGAGAGAAGGGTTCTGGTAAGACTCTGTTGGCCAAGACTCTGTCCATTGAGGCTGCAAAGCAAGGTGTTCCAACTATCATCATCAATGCTCCATGGACTGGTGATGGGTTCAACAAGTTCATGCAGGATATCGAACAGCCATGTATCATCTTGTTCGATGAGTTCGAGAAGGTGTATAGCTCTGATGACCAAGAAGCTGCATTGACTCTGTTGGATGGTGTGTTCCCTTCTCGCAAGATGTTCATCTTGACTTGCAACGACAAGTGGCGTGTCAATGAGCACATGCGTAACCGTCCAGGTCGTATCTTCTACATGATCGACTTCAAAGGTTTGGATGCAAACTTTATCACTGAGTACTGCCAAGAGCAATTGAAAGCAACTCACCACATTGAAAAGATTGTGGAGATCGCTTCTCTGTTTGAGCAATTCAACTTCGATATGCTGAAGGCGTTGGTGGAAGAAATGAATCGCTACGATGAGACTCCGCAAGATGCATTGAAGATGCTGAACGCTAAACCAGAGTTCAACAACAATGGTGAGTTTGAATGTAAAGTCATGGTTGATGGTAAGGAAGTTGATGCTCGCAAGAAGTGGACTGGCAACCCATTGACTGGTGTTGTTTACTGTGAGTGGGATCCAGAACCAGACAACGATGAATCTGAGTATATGGAAGTGTCGTTCACACCGAACAACATTATCAAAGTTGATGCAACAGATGGTCGTTTTGTCTACCAAGTGGACAATGCGGTTTGTGTGTTGACTCGTGCCAAGAGCGTTGGCTACAACTACTTGGCTCTGTGATAAATAATACCCATGTCTGAAAGATTTGGGTATTATATTAATTAAAAGGAAAGTTATGTCTGTTACACTAAAAAATCTTGAGAGCGCATTGGCTGGCGAATCAATGGCTCATATCAAGTATCGTTATTTCGCTAAGATCGCACGTGACGAAGGTTTCGAAGATGTTGCTAAACACTTTGAACATACCGCTGACCAAGAGATCAAACATGCGTGGGGACACCTTGAATTGCTAATTGGTAAGCCATCTACTAAGGAATGCTTACAGAAAGCAATTGATGGAGAGACTTATGAGTTTACAGAAATGTATCCACAGTTCCATGCTATTGCAGTTAAAGAGGGTGATTTGAATGCAGCTGGTGTTGCAGTTGAACAGATCGCTGAATCTAAAGAACACGCTGAACAGTTCGCTATGATTCTTAAAAAAGCAGAAAAACGTTTTGCTGCTCTACAAAAAGTAGAAGAGCGCCACGCTAATGCTTATAAACAAGTTTTAGGAGGTCTATAATGGATCATATCTGTATTGTATGTGGACACGTCCACGATGAAGAGTTAGAAGGTAAATGGGAAGATCTGCCAGCAGACTTCGAATGTCCTGAGTGTGGTGTCGGTAAGGAAGACTACGAGACCATGTAATGAGAGACGCATTCTTTGTACTTCATGTTACATTACCCTCTGGCTTTGAAATAAAAGTTCCGTGCCGTGGATACAATCTAAAGTCGTGGAAGGCATTTGAAGACAGACTGGGTGGTACATACGAAGTTGAACAGATCAACGAAAAGATTTACACCCATCTAATGTTAGGAGACCCAGACGAATGTCTATCCATGCCAGCTGCGGACACCAAGTCCAAGAAATCGAAGACTGCCACGAAGTTGCCACGAAAGAGTGGACCATCAACGAAGAAGGTTGGTGCAAAGCCATCGGCTACAAAAGCCTCTGCGAAGACTGCTACGAAAACTACAAAAAACACGACGCCATCCTCTACACCGAAGCCGAAGAGTTCGACTGGCTCAAGAACAAGGAAAACGAATGACACTATCATCACTAAAAGAGTACGCAAAGCATAAGGACGGCACATACGTTGCTCTCCAAATGTCTCAAGGATCTAAAGATCTACTGGATAACTTTGTCCGTAGCAATCTAGGTCTTGAAGAACGTGTAAGCAAAGAATCATACCACATCACTGTAATCTACTCTCGCACTCCAGTACCTGATGCCGAGAAGATTAAAGGTGCGCACGATGCCATGGCTCTTTGCACTGGTTACGAAGTATTTGCCACTAAGGATGGTGGTAAGTGTTTGGTTATGCGTGTCAACTGCACCAATGCGACTGAACTAAATTCCATGCTCACTAGAATGGGTGCGACATCTGACTATTCAGAGTACAAGGCTCACATCACTATTGCATATAACATCACGCAAGAGATCGATCCAACTACTCTGCCGTTGCCTGTTTTCTCACTACATTTTGATGAGTTGCATGTTGATCCATTGGATCCACTATTCGTTCCTGACAATACAAAATGATTGTTATTCACGTCCAGCATTTAGCCAAGAAAGAGCCAACTCCGACTGCTAATGCATATCTTAAGATGACTACAGAAACTGAGTTGTATGGATTCTCTGTAGAAGAACTAAGAAAAGAAATGGTGCAACAAGACCTGTACCATTATGATGCTGGACCATTTAGAATTCGTAATCGTATCACTCAGGTACAAGGTAGTTCTAATCTGGACGAATACATCGAAGCTGATGAATCAGCATTCCCTGATATGACTCTGGACAACTGCTGGTATATCATGCGTGCGTCGAAAGTCGAAGAAGCTGTTAGATACGGTGGAGCAAAGTTTAGAGTATACCAAAGAAGTTATTTGAAAGACCACTACACAACTGTATGGGAAGCATATTATGAATGAAACACTAATTCTTATCGCTCTGTTATTCACTAAACACTTTGTGGTGGACTTTCCACTGCAGAATAAATTTCAGTGGAGTAACAAAGGCACGTATGGGCATCCAGGTGGTATCCTGCATGCAGCGTTCCATGGCATTGGCACGTGGGCTTGTTTCGCTTGGTATGCTCCAGAGGCTGCTATCTATCTCTCGTTCTTGGATGCTGTGATTCATTACAACATCGACTGGGTGAAGATGAATCTCAATGCCAAGATGGGTTGGGGTCCAAACACTCATGAACAGTTCTGGTGGTTGCTTGGCTTGGATCAATTCCTGCATGCAATGACTTACGTTGGCTTGGTTGCTCTTGTAACAAAATGACACACATCTATGTAATTGCTGGCACGTTTGATCAAGCCAGACAGTACATCTCTAAAAAGAGATCAGAGTATCTTCTGTCTGGTGATCCACCACTGTTGATGCCAAACTATCTTGCCGTGACAGATGTAAGACATCTTAAAGGTATCCGTAATCCACATGGTGTATTCATCGGCACTTGGAAGGATAGACTGGACATCTACGATATCATACAAAGCCTGGCTCTTGCTTGGACTGGTGAGAATCAAATACTCAATCGGATGCTTCGGGATACACCTCTACCGAGGAAACCAACTCCAAGACTAAAACCAGAAGAAGCAGTGAATGCCGCAGCTGCTATGCTTGCCAAAGAGATTGATAAAGAAGTATTAAACATAGCGATGAAAGACTCGAAACAATGGACAATGTTACCCCTGAAACCTTAAAGATGTGGAAGAAGCCAGTTCTTATTCATGGCTATCATCTGCAACAAACTTGCTCTGCTTGCCCAGAGCAGTACGACGTATACGCTGGTGAAGAACAAGTTGCTTACTTTCGTCTGCGACATGGATCGTTCTATGCTGCAGTGCCAGATCATGGTGGTGACGTAGTGTACGAAGCAGATCCAGAAGGTGATGGAATCTTCAATCGTGAAGAACGTGTGCGTTATCTAACAGAGGCTGTTCTTGCAGTGCAGGAATACTACATCAATCGTCGTTGGGACAAGGATGATCCATGGCTATGAAGAAAATTACTAAAATCGTTACGTTCTATGATGATGGGACATTCAGTGAGTCGACACCATCGTTGGATCCAATGCCTGCACCTTGGAATCCACCAACTGTTGTTCCACCAGTATTCCACCCACCACAGAATCCATACCAACCAACGTATCCATGGCCAAACACTGTCTGGTGTAAGACTGCCGATGGAACAGTGACTGAGATGACACTGACCAGTCCAATTGTTGCACAGACTACAGGAGACACTAATGTTTAGACAATTACTATCTGAGATTATCAGAGGCTATCTTGAGGAGATGAAAAATGACAATAACACTAACGTGCTGTGAGTGCACTGAACCTGCTGTGTGGGTTCGCTCTACACAATTTGCTGGTGAACATCCATACTGCGAACATCACGCTAAGCAACAATCAGACTTCGAAGATGAACCTGATTCTTACTGTTACTGGTATCAAGTAGATGCTGACAAGTGATGTAAGGTTCGACGTATACGAATATGCCATCGGTGGTAAGATGGTGGTTGGTCGTGCCAGAATGTCTTACGAATGGAAGACTCTATTGGAAGATGGAGATCCAGACGCCAGAGATAAGCTGAAGGCTGAGTTAATCCATCAGATGGCAGACTACATGCTAACGCACAAGCTGGTGGAGTTTACTTACCAAGACGACATAGCCACTGGTGACAAGATGGTTGCTTGTCGTGCTTACCTTGCTCCAGATGCACAAGTTAAAATCATTCGATCCACTATTAAAGTATGAACAAAGCTAATCTACTGATAGGTGCCGACCAACAAGAAGACGACACGATTCCATACGAACTATCTACTCGAGAAAAGTACGATGAGTTTGTTGCCAAGCGTAACTACCAATACACTATAGAATTTCCAAGCGAGGAAGAAAATGCCACCAAAGACTAAACCAATTCCAGTTCACCCAAAGAAGCTAACCAAGGAAGAATTCCTGCAACAATGGGTGCTGACTCGTGCAGCATTCCGTGAGGACTTTAGTGGTACTGCAGCTGCTCGTGCAGCCGATGACGTCTGGAAAGAGATCCAACGCCTATGCAAGTAATCATTGCTGGTGGTCGTGACTACCATAACTACGAAACTCTCTTGGAAGCCATTGCTGCATCACAATTTGATATCACAACTGTGGTGTCTGGTGGAGCAAAGGGTGTTGATGCTCTTGGAGAACGATACGCTGGTGAGATGAACAAAACACTAAAGGTGTTCGAAGCCGACTGGGCTACGCATGGTCGTGCTGCTGGTCCAATTCGTAACCGTAAGATGTCAGAGAACGCAGAAGCCCTAATCGCCATCTGGGATGGTCAGTCACGTGGTACTAAGAACATGATCGAGACTGCCACTAAGAAAGGTTTGCGGGTCTACGTCCATCGGGTGTAATCCTTTAGTTTTCCAAATAAAGACCCCACCAAGCGTGGGGTTTTTACCATTAGTGCTTGTCTATCTTGCAGATCTGCTGTATAATAACTACAGTTGATTAGGAGAATGAAATGCGTGTTACTTTTAGGTTGGTTCGTGTTGGTGAGTTGTTTAACTGTAATGGTAACACTTATGTTAAAAAGTCCACTCGGACTGCTTTGATGATCTCGGCTAATCGTACATTTTACATTGGTCAGCTTGATAACTGCACTGTCTAAGGATATAATATGAACCGTAACGACATCATCGAACTGATTCTGGTCCACTCTATCGAACAAGCAGTATACTCTGACTTGCTTATGAAGAGCCTAGAAACCATGACAATCGACCAATTGGAAGCTAAACTGTGTTTGCTCGAAGAAGCAGCAATGTAAGGAAACAAAATGATCACAGTAGAATTTGATGACGAAAGAATGATGTGGGAAGTTGTCCGTTGGACTGATCTCGGTCGTGGTATGAGGGCTGGTCTACCGCTGGCTAAACTCTACACTGAGGAAGACGCTCAGATGTTTGCACAGGCTCAACGCCACGTGGACGAACAGGAAATTTACGCTGAACTTGGTTAAGGAAACAATATGATTAGATTTTGGTTGGTTTTTGTTATTTTTACTGTTATCATCCACTTTGTCATTACCACTGTCCGAGAGATGGATGGTAAGGAACGATGGAACTTGACAAAATCCATTGGTTACAGTATAATTGTATCACTGCTAGCTGTTGCTGCAATGATCTTGCTTGTTATTTTATTTTAAGGATTTTGTATGATCAATGATCGTTATCTTCGCCCACTGTATTTTGCTCTTGGTTTTGCTGTTTCTTTCTTTCTTTTTTCACAAGGTATTATCTAAAATGAAACGTATTCTTACTCTGTCCATTCTTGCAGCTGCTGTTCTTGCCACTGGTTGCACCCGTATCGAAACTGGTGAAGTTGGTCTCCGTGTCGGATTCGACAAGCAAGTTAGCACTGGTGAATTGCTCCCTGGATCCTTTAACCAAACCCTAATTGGCAGTGTTATGACATTCCCAATCAAGGAAGTTGCTGTTAAAGTTGATGATATCACTCCACAAGCTAAAGACAACTCTACAATGAAAGACTTTGACTTGACTGTTATCTACAACATCAATCAAAGCCAAGTTGCTGAGATCTACAATAGCAAGAATAAGTCATTCCACGCTGTTCATAATGGTGACACTTATTTGATGTATAACTACATCTTTAATGCTGCACGTAACGCTACCTATAAAGCTGCTCGCAAGTATGAAGCATTGGATATGGGTGATAACCGCACAGCCATGGAACAAGAGATCCGTGAAACTGTGATTAAAACTCTGGCTGACGAAAAGCTGGACGGCACTATCTCTATTACCCAAGTATTGATTCGTAGCATTATTCCAGCAGATTCTGTTGTAGCAAGCGCCAACGAACTGGTTAAAGCAAAGAACGAATTCAAGACTGAAGAAGTCAAGGTTGCAACTGCCAAGAAACGTAATGAATCTATGCAAGCTAACCCAATGGCAATTCCACTCTTGAAAGCTGAAGCAGAAGCCGAAGCAATGCGTAAGTTGCCAGATGCTATCGCTAACTTCAAGGGTCAAACTCTGGTTATTAATGGTGTGGTAACTCCAACTGTGGCAACCAATCGGTAATTAACATGTACAAGACAATCTACACCGAAGTTGAAGTCGACGTTGATCTCTCAGAATTCGACACAGATGATCTAATTGAAGAATTGGAAAGTCGTGGTGCTGGCGATGTGAATAACGGTGATAATACAAATACCTTGCGTACCATCTATGAAAAACGACGATTAGGTGTAGATTATCAACATGAATTGGATCAATTGATCTGGAGTGGACTGGGAAAAGTATTGTGACCAAGGAACAATTCATTGACCACTACGTTTGTACGTTCTTGGCTAGTTATATGGCTGGAAACTACGAACGAGACTGCCAGAATGGTCATCCAAATGAACCTTATAATAACCAACCCGTAGAAGACGCTGTATTTTGTGCTGAACGTGCATGGGCTAAACTCGAGGAATTTCGATGAAAACCTTATTTGCAATTGTAGGAGCATTTACCTTATTCTTGGGTTTGCTTGGAGCATTCGGTGTTGGTAACTTTGTTATGATGTACTCTCCAGATAAAATCTCTTGTACAAAGACCAGTATATGAACCTAATAGAATACAGAGACGCCCATCTAAAAGATCCTGTCTACTTTTGGGTGGTAAAACAAGTTAGAATTAGTCCAATCTATCCTACTAGGGAAGCAGCTGAAAAATGGGATGGAACACCGATAGAACTAAGCTAAGGAATTTCCATGAAACTACGATATTTTACGATGCAAAATAGAGTCACAGCTGAGTCGGTGAAGGAATATGCCAGAGCCAACGATCTGTCGCTCATGGACGCCAAGCGACGACTGGAGAACACATCGTCCACTAGCCTACAATATTGGGATGGCCATACAGAGGAATGGGTCACTGTGCCTTACGTTACGGAGTATAGAGAATGATTTGCACTGAATGTCAACAAGACGAAGACTGCCGACCATACGGACACAATGGAGCCAACATCTGCTTTGATTGTGGTATGAAGGACGAAGAACGAACTAATCGAAACTTTCTGGCTCAACTGGAAGCTGCTGCCAAACAATCAAGTATGGTCATTATCGGTGAGGAAACTGGTCCACGACCAATGGATGGAGTAACGCAATGAAACTAACTACAGAACACCGAGAATACCTAATTGATCTCCGAGACAGTGGAGAAACTAACATGTGGGGTGCTGCTCCATATATCGAACGAGAGTTTGGTGTTACTCGACAGGAAGCCAAGGATATCCTACTACAATGGATCAATACATTCGATAAGGACTAAGATGATATTCTTACTAATAGTAATACTCATCATACCCGTCTGTGCCATAGCCGTCTGGTTCGTGCTGGCTAATAAGGCATCAGATGAACGATACGAGAGAGAAATCGAGAGAATCTATGGGAGAAAACGATGATTGAATGGACTACACATTTTAAGTTTCTTGGATTTACAGTACAAACCTGTGATTATGGTGGACGCTATATTTGGTGGAAACTTGGTAACTTTAATATCGGATACAGCAGGGATCCTGACTTCAGTAAGATGGAAAAGGTATGATTGACTACCACCAAGCCATACTAGAGATGCATAAGGGGAACGTAGTCCAATACATCGGTACAATCAATGGACCAGTCTGGAGGAAAGGATCATCCTTCTGTATGCAACGTGGGGTGATATTCGTCTATAATCCAGAACGTATATCCTATAAGACGTGTGGTCATATGGTATATGATCCAGACTTTCGTTATGAACTAACTGGAGAAACGATAGATCCAAGAGGCTGGCCAACCCATCCAGAGAGTGATAAACCTAGTACTGGTTACTCTAGAGTGGGTCTGAATAACGTATGAGTGCTTATATAGGCATGCTCTAGGAATGGTGGACGAGCACGGCTAAATAGGGTGATTCAGTGTTAATGAGCTAAAAGTATATGGCGTATAAAGAAAAAACTTGCAAGAAATGTGGCGTCAAGCATAATAAACGTGGGGAATATTGCAGTCGCAGCTGTGGTAATGGTCGTGTTTGGACTGACCAAATGCGTGAAGTGTTTCGCCAAAAGCAAACTGAGTTTATTACTGGTGATACTGATACAGCTGAGGAAGCTAGATGGCGTATCAACAACCATACAGAGCCTGAGCCAGTCGCACCTATACGTACACAGAATAACTTAGAAGTCAACCAATTTGTGCAAGATGGTGATCTTTGGTCTGAAGTATAGCGGACTATAGCGATCTGCAACTTGCAAAAAAGACTTGACTTAGGCTTGACTTTAGGACATAATCACTGTGTTAGGGTTGATTAAGGAATAACATGAGTGCTATGAGTAATATGGTGTACGAGATCCAAGAAGATTTGGAACAGGGTGTGTTGTCTTTCGCAGAGATCGCTAGGAAATACGATCTGTCCGTGGATGATATCACGATGTTTGCCCGAGAGTTCGGGGAACAGATGGAAGACTTACAGACTTAAAGGTTATTGGATATAGTGTAGAATTCTCTCTTTACAGGAGAGACCATGGACTATATCGAAATTTCTGAACTTTTGGAATTTTTAGCCGATTTAAGCTTAAACGGTGAAACCTTTGAAATTTGTCTCGGTGCGCTTCAACTTCAGGGTCGAATCCAAAAGTATTACTTTCCGTCGGCGTACGAATAACCCCTAAAGATTGAGGGTTTTGTAAAAAAAGCCTTGTCTTTAATCTTGCAGTGAGCCATAATAACTCTATTGTGATTGAGAACGAAGGAAATACGATGACTACAGTGACTTTTGATGGTACAAACTACGTGGCTAAAGTGGGCTCTAAGACGATCAAGTCTTACTCCAAGGCTTATGTTGAACGCAAAGTAAAAGCTATGGCTGGCGATCTGGAAGAAGCCATGGTTGTGGCCACTGAAAAGTCTAATCGTTTTGACATCAATACCCGTTTCGGTTTCGTGGAAAAACTGGTGACAATGGTTGCAACTGGTGTTCAGCCTAGCGCTGTGATCACTGGTGAAGGTGGTCTCGGTAAGACTTACACTGTGACAAAAACACTGGCTGAAAACGGGTTCACCGATATTTCTGATCTGGCTGAGTTCGAAGTTGGCTCAATCATCAATGCTCGCAAGTGTTTCACCACTGTCAAGGGTTATTCCACTGCCAAGGGTTTGTATCGCACACTTTTTGAAAACAACAAGTCAATTATTGTGTTTGACGACTGTGATGCTGTTCTCAAAGACCCTATCGCCTTAAACTTGCTTAAGGGTGCTCTGGACAGCTACGGTAAACGCATCATTAGCTGGAATGCCGATATGCGTGATGACGATCTGCCACGTTCTTTCGAGTTCACTGGTCGTGTTATTTTCATCTCTAACATGGACCAGAACAAGATCGA